ACAAAGACCGCGCCGACCGCTTCGCAGCCAAGATCCTCCGCGACGGCGGCGAGGTTCACACCGTCCGCCCCACGACCCGCGAGGAAATCATCGCGCTCATCCGCAGCATGTCCCCTGGACTGGCAAACTTCGCCGCATGAGCCACAAACGACAAACCCCCCGCACGAGCATCCTGCTGCGCCTCGAACCCGACGAACTCGCCGCCATCGACGCCGCTCGCGGCGATACCCCCCGCACCCAGTGGATCGTCACCCAGGCCATGACCCACACCGAATGCCCGCGCTGCGGGCTGATCAACGGACATCGATATCCCTGCGTCGGATGACTTGATCACCACAACAGACTGAGCCTTAAAGGGCTGAGGATCGCTCCCCAGCCCTTTTTGCCCCCCAGGGAGGAAACCTCCAGAGGTTTATTCCCCTTGACACAGAGAGGGAGGCCTCTTGCGCAGGCCCTCTTGCGCCCATATCGAACCGCCCTCTCGGCCCCTTCTCGCACGTCGTCAAGCTGTTGTAAGATCGCGCGCGGATGCCTCACGCCCCTCCAGGCCGGCGCCTCAAGCGCCTCGACCGCGACCAGATCAAGCGCGATGTGCTCGTGGGTCTCGCCACCGGCCTGCCGCTGACGGTCGTGGCGCGCCGGCACGGCACCAGCCAACAGAACATCGACAAGTGGACGAAGCGCGACCCGGCCTTCGCCGACGATGTCGCGGCGGCGCGGGCGCTGGGCTGGGACAGCTTGGCGGTCGAGTGCCTGGAGATCATCGACGATCGGAGCAACGACGTCGCCTACGACGCTGAGGGCTTCCCGCATCCCAACACTGCTGCTGTCCTGCGCGACAAGGCGCGGGTCGACACACGCCTGCGGCTGCTGGCGTGCTGGGGGACAGGGCACTACGGCCCGCAGAAGACGCTCAAGGTCGAGGGCGAGGTCACCACGACCACGCGGCATGTCCTCGACCCGCGTCTGTTGGACGAGGCCGGGAGGGCCGCGCTGCGCCAAGTGCTGGCGCACGCGCAGGCGCAGGGCCTGATCGAGGGCCCTGAGCCTGAAGACGCTGAGTTCGAGGAGTTAGGCGCGGAGGAGGATGTTGCGGACGCTTGAGGCGTGCCAGTCGCCGCCGCGCGCGGTCTTCACGCCGCGAGCGTTGAGCGCCTCGGCGATCGCCGCCAGCGTCGTCACGCCGGCCGCCTGCAGCTGGTGCACGATCGGCAGCACGTTGGCGGCGAAGGCGTCGGCGTTGGCCCGCTTGGCCTCGCCAGCGAGGACTGAGGCCTCTGCGGCGCGCGGGTTGCCCAACTTCACGCCTTGGGCCTTGCGGGCCTGCAGCGCGGCGCTGGTGCGGGCGCTGATCAGCGCGCGCTCTTTCTCCGCAAGGGCTGCGTAGATGTGGAGCATGAACGGGTCAGCGTCGACGCCGAGCTCGGTCACGACGAAGGGCACGCGCTGGGCCATCAGGCCGGCGATGAAGGCGACGTCGCGCGACAGCCTGTCGAGCTTGGCGACCACGACGCTGGCCTTGGCCTTGCGCGCCTGAGCCAGAGCGGCGGCGAGGATCGGCCGGCGATCGAGCGCGTCGGCGCCTTTGCCGGTCTCGACCTCGGTGTGCACGGCGAGGATGTTGAGGCCGTTCGCCTGGGCGAAGGCTTCGATGGCGGCGCGCTGCGCCTCCAAGCCGAGGCCGCTCTTGCCTTGGCGCTGCGTCGAGACGCGGATGTAAGCGATCAGGTCGGTGTTCATACATCCATCATACGGACGTTGGGGTTTTGTACAAGCCCGCTCTCACCCTGTCGGCCGGCGAAAGGTGCGATGTTCTGACGCAGGGGGAGGGCTGGGCGCTGCCACGTCGGCGGGGGTCGGATCGAGGTGGCAGGACGTCGCACCCCACCCCAGCCTCGAGGAAAACCTCAATGATATCAATGGCCTGCCTCGATGCGGCGTTCGGTCGCAGCACCGCCGGCGGCCGGCGGGGGGACGCCCTGGGCGGTCCCATCGCAACCTGGGCGGTGGAGCATCCTCCAGCACACCCCTGGTATTTTCCCGAAATTGGGACCCCTTTTTCGGAAATTGGGACCCCTTTTTGGGTCCTCGGAAGGGGGGTAGGGTCAGGTATGGCTTTACGGGGAAGGCCCATGGCTGAGCGGGGACCACGGATCTCGGAGATCATGGCGGCGGCCGAGGGGGCGCACATGCTGAGCCGCGAGCAGCTGCTGGGTCTGGGGGCGGTGGCGAGGTGGCCCAGGGCGTGGGCGGCTCTGCTGGACATCCACGCCAAGAACCTGTGCGACCTGGATCACTGGGGGCTGACGCTGACGACGCGGATCGACGAGGCGGACTTCTGGGCGCTGCCTGTGGGGGACGCGCCGCTGCAGGAGGCGGCGGGCCAGCCGGTGTACAGGGACGACCATGGGGGGACATGGGTGTTGCAGTTCGCCCCGGCCAGGGGTGTTTACCGGAGGCGGAAGCCATGAGCGTGCAGCCGTGGCCGGACGAGTGGCAGGTGCGGCCGGAGTGGGTCGAGCAGATCCTCGTGGCGCTGGCGCAGCTGAGGGATGGGGAGGGCAAGGTCATGTGGCTGGACGCGCCGGCACAGACGCGGGTGCTGTACGCGACGGTGGCGGCGGTGATGGAATTGGCTAGGGCGGGCGCGGGGATTGTGGGGGCGCTGGCCAGGCGCCAGACGCTGACGACGCGGATCTCCCCTGAGCGCTTTTGGGCGCTGCCCATCGGCTGGGGCGATGGCGTCGAGACGTTCGGGCTGGCGATCCAGAAGGAGGAGGGCATGCCGATCTACTTGGACGTGCACGGCGAGGCCTGGGTGCTGCAGGTCGCGCCGGACGGGACGTTGTACAGGATTGAGTTGGTATGACTGACGCCGAGTTCGGCCGCGACATGGCGCGGATCAGCGATGCCGAGCGTCTTGCCCGCGCGGTGCTGCTGTTTCATCGGGGCGGCCCGTGGAGCGACTGGGATCGGGAGGTTTGGCGGGCGTTGACGGGCGCGGATGAGGCGACCACGCGCGCCTTGTGCGACCTGGCCCGGACCGTCGAGCTAGAGGAGGAAACGCGCCGATGACCGCCGTCCCCCGCCGCCTGGTGTTCGGGCTATTGCCGGCCCTGGGCCTGATCCCTCGCGACGTCCTCATCGACATCTGGACGGCCGAGGACGACTTCACCACCGACAATCTGCTGGTCAAGGCGACGGTGCGGATGAGCAAGGCCTACATCGGCCGCGACGTCGTCTATCCGGGCAGCGCGCCGATCTGGATCGACTTCGACCACGGCGAGGGCTGGGACAAGCTGGCATGAAAGACCTAGTGATCGACGCCCTCTACGGCAACTGCCCCGTGCAGGCGGAGGGCACGGTCGGCGGCAAGCCGTTCTACTTCCGGGCCCGCGGGGAGCACTGGTCGTTCAGGGTTGCCGAGCCTGGCGAGGACCCGGTCGGCGAGGCGTACTGGGAGCGCTACCGGGACTACCACGTCGGCGAGCAGTTCGCGGCGGGCTGGATGGAGACCGAGGAGGCGTTGGCGTTCATCGAGTCGGCCGCCGCCGACTTCCTGGCCGGGAAGCCGCCGTGAGCGTCTTCGTGTTCGGCTCCAACCTTGCTGGCCGGCACGGCGCGGGCGCGGCGCTCGCCGCGAAGCATTTCCACGGCGCGATCTACGGGTTCGGCGTCGGCCCGCAGGGAAACAGCTACGCCATCCCGACGAAGGGTCGCGATCTCAAGACGCTGCCGCTGGCCCAGATCAAGACCCACGTCGCCGACTTCCTGCATTACGCGCGCAACCACCCTGACGTGTCGTTCGCCCTCACGCCGATCGGCTGCGGCTTGGCGGGTTACACGCCAGAGGACATCGCGCCTATGTTCCGCCGCGCGCCGGCCAACGTGATCCTGCCGGCGGTGTTCGTGGTGGCGCTCGGGCGATGAGCCGCTGGCCCGAGTGCGTGCTGGGGAGATGCCGCTACGCGGGTTTCGTGTGCGGCGAATTTTGCGAGGCGAGCGTGATGAGCGAGTGGAAGGATCCTGCGGACGTCCCCGATGAGATGGCCAGCGTGCGCGTCGAGGCCCCCTACGAGGCGGGCGACTACGAGCCTGCGCAGGCCCCGCTCTCGGAGCATCAGGTCATCTGGGCGATCGACGACGAGGCGTGCATCTGCGCCTACCCGCACCCGATCCAGGGCGCCCTGAAGTTCGTCCGCGCGGCCAGTGGGCGCGAGGTCGGCGACATCGTGCAGATCGTCCCGCATCACAAGTGGGGCGGCTGCCTGGCGGTGGTCGACGACGTGCGGGCCTGGGGGGTGGTGGCCTATGTGCGCCTGCCCCACAACGACGGCACGCCGGCCGGCGACGCCTACACGCGCCTGGCGTGGGGGGACTTCCAGGCGGTGGGCAAGGCGGTCTGGTGATGAACGTGCGCGTGACGAAGTGGACGCTGGTCGACCGCGAGCCGGTCCCCTGCGAGGACTTCGAGGCCTGGACCGTGTGGATGATGCGGGACGCCAACCGGCGGGTGGGCTGGACCGAGGTCGATGGGGTGGAGATCTCGACGGTGTTCCTGGGCGTCGGCCTGACTTTCGGCGACGCTCCGCCTCGACTGTTCGAGACGTGCGTGTTCACGGATGCGGGCTCGGACCAGACCGACAGGTACGTCAGCTGGGACGAGGCGGTGGCGGGACACGCGGCGGTGGTGGCCAGGATCCGTGACCAAGGCTGACCTGAACCGGCTCTACGGCTTGTGGCGGCTGGGCCATGTGCACAACCTTGAGATCATCGAAGCGGTCGGCGCGTTTGTGGGCGCCGAGACGATCCGTTGCCCGCTTTGCCACGGCAAGGGGACGGTGAACTTCGAGCAGGCCGCCGGCTGGGACGAGCCGTGCGAGCAATGCAAGGGAACCGGGGAGATGCCGCGATGACGACCGACCTGGGATCGCCGACCTGTGCGCCGTGCGCGCGCGCCAAGGGCTATGAGCCGCGCCACGAGGAGTTCACGCAGTGGTCGGGGCGGTGCGAGAACTGCGACCGCGAGACGACGGTGGCGTCAGCCCGCAACTGGACGCTGTCGCACAAGGATCACACCGCCCCGCCGGATCTGGAGTAGGCTGTCCGGGGGCGCCAACCGGAGACACCCCATGGAACAGACTGTCACCCCCGCCCTGATCATCACGGGCATCGAGCCGGGCCGGCCCGCCCACCCCATCGCCCCTGGCGGGCCTGTCGATCCAGGCTATGGCGTCGAGGGCCCCGTCGATCCCGGCTACGGCTACCCCCTGCCGCCTGTGGTCTCGCGCCCGGTGTTCCCGACCAACCCGATCGCGCCAGGCGGCGGACCTGCGCACCCGATCGCCCCGCCGACCTATCCGGTGGACCCGGACTACGGCCTGCCGGCCCCGCCGACCGTGTGGCCGATGCCGCCCAGGCCGGTGGACCCCAGCTATGGCGTCCCTGTGCCGATCGCGCCCAACCACGATCTGCCGATCTTCGACGCCGGGCCGAACAACGACCTGCCGCTGCCGCCTGGGGCGGTGTGGCCGCCGCTGCCGCCCTCGGTGACGGGCGAGATCCTCGCCTTCGTGTGGATCGTCGGGGTGGGCTACCGCTGGGTGTGCATCGATCTGGATCTGGAGCCGACGCACCCGATCGTGCCCCCCAGCACCGTGCCGATGCCGCCGATGGCGCCGGGTGGCCAGCCCAGTCATCCGATCGCGGGCCCGCCCTCGGCGCAACCGAAGTAACGGGTCAGGCGTCGGCCCCCAGGAAGCCTGCGTCCTTGGGGTTCGACGCCGCCCGCCGCGTCAGCGGATCTTCCACGACCGGCGTGACGGGCGAGCCGTCGGGGTGCTGGTAGGGCTCCAGCGCCGCGACGGCCTCGCGCCAGGCCTTGCGGTGGGCGGCGTAGGCGGTCTGGCGGGGGTCTTCTCGAAAGGTGTCTTCCACCTTTAGCGGGAGCAAACCTGAAGCATCGTCGGTCATCGCCGCCGTCCCCAGAACCTCCACCAAGGGCGCTTGGGACGGGTTAGTCGCTCTATCACCTTGTCCGTCCCCGGCCACGGCGTCTCGGCTCCCAGGATATCGGCAAGCGCTGCTTCGTAGTTCTCTCGGTTAAAGGCTTCGATCCTGAAGAGATACTGCTCGGCAGTCATGCCGTGCTCGTCACGGTCGTCGGTCATGGCTTCCGCCTCCGTCCTGGCCAAGCGTTCGAGACCGGCCGCATCGCCGGCCGCAGCCGCGTGTAGAGGTCCCAGGCCCGCGACTGCGCCAGCTTCCAGGCCAGCGCGTCCTGCTCCCTCGGCGTCACCGCCTCCCGCTCGCAGAGTTCGTGGAACGTCGTCATGGCCGGTCCTCGCTGGAAGGCCTCGTCCGCCAGCCAGGGTCGCGCAGGAGGCCCGTCGGCGGAATTTCCGACCTCTGGTAGCCCCGCCGCAGAACGCCTGTCCACGACTGGTTTTTGGGCTAGACTTGACGCCTCGCGAAAGTCCCGCCCATGGCTCTGATCGACTTCGGCGGCGTGCTCATCGACCCTGACCAGCAGGCCAAGGTGATGGAGCGCTTCGATCTGGAGGAGGATCTCTACGCCTTCACGATGCAGGCGTGGGGGCAGATCGATCCCGCGCCGTTCAAGCCGGGCTGGCCGATCGAGGCGGTGTGCGAGCATCTGGAGGCGGTGGCGGACGGCCAGATCAAGCGCCTGATCATCAACATTCCGCCCCGGTCGGGGAAGAGCAACCTGTGCAGCGTGTGCTTCCCGGCCTGGGTGTGGGCGCAATCGATGGACAGCGTGACGTCGGGCCCTGGCGTGCAGTTCGTCTACGCCAGCTACGCGGAGAAGCTGGCCCTCAGGTTCAGCCTCCGCAACCGCCGGCTGATCCAGAGCGCCTGGTATCAGCAGCGCTGGGGGGACCGCTTCCGCCTGCTGTCCGACGAGAACACGTCCCACCGGTTCGTCAACGACAAGGCCGGCGAGCGGCTGGTGACCTCGATCAGCGGCACCGCGACCGGCTTCGGGGGCAACGTCTTCATCATCGACGACCCCAACGCGGCCAACGAGGCGTTCAGCGAGGCGGCGATTCAGGAGGTGATCGACTGGTGGGACCAGACGGCCTCGACCAGGCTCAACGACATCGACGTGGGGGCGTTCGTGATCATCCAGCAGCGCCTGGCGGAGAACGACCTCACCGGCCACGTCCTCGAACAGGCGATCGGCGACTGGCAGCTGCTGATGCTGCCGATGCACTACGACCCCGACCGCGTCTTCACGACGTCGATCGGCTGGCGCGACCCCAGGCAGGTCGAGGGCCAGCTGCTGTGGCCCGAGCGTTTCCCCGACCGCGCCGTGCAGGCTTTGGAGCAGACGCTGGGTCCGTTCGGCGCCGCCGGCCAGCTGGAGCAGAGCCCCAAGCCGAAGGGCGGCGGGGTGATCAAGTACGACTGGTGGAACGCCTGGGAGCGCGAGGCTTACCCGCCGATGGACTTCATCCTGGCCAGCCTGGACACCGCCTACACCGAGAAGACCGAGAACGACTACTCGGCCATCACCGTGTGGGGCGTGTTCACCTACGATGTCGTCGCCGTTCCGGGGCGGCTGATCGGCGGCGATGGGCGACCCCTGTATCTGGGCGAGCGCAACTACGCCGAGGAGAGCCCCAGGGTGATGCTGATGCACGCCTGGCAGGCGCGTCTGCCGCTGCACGAACTGGTCGTGCGGGTGGCCGACACCTGCCGGAAAATGAAGGTCGACCTGCTGCTGATCGAGAACAAGGCGTCGGGGATCTCGGTCAGCCAGGAGATGCAGCGGCTGTACGGGCATGAGAACTGGGGCGTGGAACTCAACGACCCCAAGAGCATCGACAAGCTCAGCCGCCTGCACAGCGTCGTGCCGCTGTTCGCCCCGGAACTGCGGGTCAAGAGCGACGCTCAGGGGCGTCCGCTGCGCGACCGCGACGGCGAGCCGACCCTCGTGCGCGCGCGCGATGGCATTATCTATGCGCCATCGGATCCGGGCATGCCGACCTTCCGGGCGTGGGCCGAGGCGTGCATCCGCCAGGTGGAGAGTTTCCCGCACGGGGCGCACGACGACTACGTCGACACTGTCAGCCAGGCGCTGCGCTGCCTGCGCGATCGGGGTCTCTTGAGCCTGCCGGCGGAGCGGCTGGCCAGCCTCGACACGGCCCGGCAGTACCAGAAGGCGCAGGAACCGCTCTACCCGACGATGTGAGGCCCGCCCAGATCGGCGAGGCTGATGGCGCTGAAGCTGAGATCCAGCGTCGGCGCGGGGTCGGTGAGCCAGTGGGCGAGATCTTGGACGCAGGCGGCGGGCAGATCGTAGACCGCGACGTCGGCGCCGCCGCTGTCGATGCAGATGCGCAGATGCGGCGTGGGCTGGATCTTGAGGCCGCGTTCGTCGCGGTCGCGGACGGTCCAGGCGAGGGTGAGGGTCTTCATCGGGACCACCTCAGGATGACGAGTGCTTGACGCCAGTTGCGTAGTTCGACTTGACGCTTCAGGATAGTGGCGTCCCGGCGCCAGCTGCGCCTCGCCGACCCGCAAGGATCGCCCCCCTTTCCCCGAGAAGGCGGGTGAAGCCAGGCGCCGGGGCAGCAACCAAGGAGGCGGCCATGTCGCCGCAGCGCATCCTGGCCCAGGCGACGATGTGTGATCCGCCGCCGGGCGTCTTCGAGGGCCCCGGCGAGCCGCCGTTCGTCGTCAGGGTCATCGGCCATCTGGAGGAGAGCGGCGACGAACTGGAAGCCCGCGTCTACGAGATCGCCGCCGAGGACGAGCGGCAGGCCGCCTTCACGGCGCTCAACCTCTACGTCCTCGAATTCACGAAGCTGAACTAGATGGCGCAGGGCCCGCTCCGCGACGGTTTCGGCAGAGCCAACCTCCGGCTGGTCTCCCCGGACGCGCCGAGCAGCGCCTCCAACGACGACATCCTCGTCGACATCAGCGAGGGCGCCGATGATGTGCAGGTCAACGACGAAGGCGAGGTCCTGAGGATCGAGCACGGCGACGGCTCGGTCACCATCTCGATGAACGATAAGCCGCTGATGGCGCCGGGGATCGGCCACAACCGGGGCGGCGACTGGTATCGGAACCTGGCCGACGAGATCGACAACGACCAGCTGGGCACGGTCGCCGAGGATCTGTTGCGCGGCGTCTCCGACGACGAGACTTCGCGCAAGGAGTGGATCGACACTGTCGCCACCTTCGTGCGCCTGCTGGGTGTCACCCTGGAGGTCCCCGCGACCGGCGGCGGCATCGACGGCGCGCCCGTGGAGGGCATGAGCAAGGTCCGTCACCCGCTGCTGCTGGAGAGCGTGCTGCGCTTCCAGGCCAACGCGCGGGGCGAGTTCCTGCCGGCCGACGGGCCGATGAAGATCCGCGACGACAGTTCGGCCGGCGTCGAGATGGAGCTTCTGGCCGGCGCCCTCGAAAAGGACATGAACCACTACCTGACGGCGCACGCGACCGAGTACTACCCGGACACCGACCGGATGTTCTTCCGCCTGGGCCTGGAGGGGACGGCGTTCAAGAAGGTCTACCGCTGCCCGCTGCGCGTGCGGCCGGTCAGCGAGACGGTGACCGCCGACAACCTGATCGTCTCCAACGACGCCACCGACCTCGCCAACGCGCGGCGGGTGACCCACCGGCTGATGATGAGCCCGACCACCCTGCGGCGCATGCAGATCATCGAGGCCTACCGCGACATCGACCTGGGGACGCCGACCGCGCCGGATCTGGACGAGGCGCAGCGCGAGATGCGCCGGCAGCAGGGCGTCACCGACACCGTGCTCAACCCCCTCGACCGCGACCGGCAGCTGTACGAGATCTATTGCGACCTCGATCTGCCGGGCTACGAGCACCAGTGGAAGGGCAAGCCGTCCGGCCTGGAGATCCCCTACCGGGTGACCATCGATGTCACCAGCCGCCAGGTTCTCAGCCTCGTCCGCGACTATCCAGAGGAGGAAGAGGGGGCTCTGCCCAAACGTCGCGAGACCTTCGTGCAGTACTTCTACGCACCAGGCTTCGGGTTCTACGCGCTGGGCCTCGGCCACATCCTCGGCAACACCACCAACGCCCTCACCGCGGCGTGGCGCGAGATGCTGGACTGCGGCATGTTCGCAAACTTCCCCGGCTTCCTTATCGCAAAGGCGGCCACCCGCCAGCAGACCGCGATCCTGCGCGTCCCGCCAGGCGGCGGCCAGCCGATCGACACCCTCGGCAAGCCCATCGGCCAGTCCGTGCTGCCGCTGCCGTACAACACCACCCAGATGCCGCCGCTGATGCAGCTGGTCGAGTCGATGGCGACGACCGGCGCCCGGCTCGGCGGGACCGCCGAGATACAGGTCGGCGAGGGCAAGCAGGACGCGCCGGTCGGCACCACCCTGGCGCTGATCGACCAGGCCACCAAGATCGAGAACAGCGTGCACAAGCGCGTCCACACCGCCCAGGCCCAGGAGTTCAAGCTACTGGTGGCGCTGTTCCGCGAGCATCCCGAGGACTTCTTGCGCTGCGAGAAGAAGAAGATGACCGTCGACTGGGACGCGCAGACCTTCCTCCAGGCGCTCGACACTTGCGAACTGGTGCCGCAGGCCGACCCCAACACCTCCAGCCAGCTGCAGCGGCTGATGAAGGCGATGGGCATCAAGCAGCTGCAGAGTTCGAGCCAGAGCCTCTACGACCCGATCGCCGTCGACACCTACGCGCTCAAGACCATGGGCGTGAACAACCCCCAACAGTTCTTCGTGCCGCCGTCGGCGATGAGCCAGCCGCCGCCGCAGCTGCAGCAGATGCAGGCCGAGATGAAGGCCAAGCAACAGCAGGCCGACGCCCGCACCACCGACGCCAACGCCAGGGCCGCGACCGCCAAGGCCAAACTCGCCGAGATCCAGGCCAAGGCCGCGCAGGGCGGCTTCGGTAAGGCGGGCGGCGACAGCGGCGCCCCCAGCCCGCTCGACGCGATCAACGCCAAGGCCAAGATGATGGACGCCCAGACGCGCCGGTTCGACGCCCACGCGAAGATCCAAGAGATGGATCAGCAGTCGTCCGACCGCGCCGCCGACCGCCAGGCCGAGCAGCACTCCGATCAGGTCGACCTCGTCAAGGCGCTGCTGGCGCACCAGGCGAGCGCAGGTGAGACGGCGATGGGCCACGCGCACGACGCCCAGGAGGGCGCGCTCGATCGTGCGGCGGGTCTCAAGCAGGCCGAGATCGCCGCCAACAGCAAAGAGGACGGGAACAATGGCTGAGGTGATCCACGTACTGGCGACCTTCGAGAGCCAGGAGGCGCTGCTGAACGCGATGGCGCACGCGGTCAGCTGGGGGAAGATCACCGAGGCCGAGGCGCTCCAGGTGTTGGCGCCTGAGCCGGCCGATCCTTACGCGTCCACCAAGCTGCGACCGGGCCTCGAACGGATGAAGCAGGAGTTGGCGCAGTCGCTGTTCCCCAGCGAAGGAGGCCCAGATGTCGTCTGAAGTCGGCGCGAGCGCGGCGCAAGGCTACCGCGAGAAACTGCGCGAGAAGGCGCTCCGGCTGGGCGGCGGCAAGGACGCCGTCGGCGTCGACGGCTCCGACTTCACGCCCGCCGAGAGCCTCTACGCCGGGGTGAAGACCGGCATGCGCCCGATCAGCCGCCAGGCCCGCAAGGCCGGCGGCGCGGTGCGGGCCGAACTCGAGCCGGAGGGCGAACACGCGCGGGCGCAGCCTGGTCGCGCGCCCAGGGCCAGGGGCGGCGGCTTCGGCGACGCCTACATCAACCGCGACCAGAAGGCCGCCAACGCCGAACGCGAGGGCGAATACCCAAACGGCGGCATGCGGAAGGGCGGGCGCGCGCGGCGCGCCAACGGCGGCGGCGACGGCGATGACGACGATCCGAACAGCCAGCTGACGCCCGGCCTGATCCGCATGCGCAACGACTTGGTCGACGGTGGTTCGCCGACGCTCGGCACGCACGACGCCTTCGTGAAGGCGCACCGGGCGCGCGGCCCCGACGACACCGACGCCCAGGTCGGACAGAAAGCCAGCAAGATCATGGGCCGGCAGGGCATCCTGCCCTGGAGCCGTCCCCCTCGAAAGCGCGCCGAGGGCGGCTACCTGCCCCGCGAAGGCGGACCTTCCGAGACGCGCGCGTTGCGCAAGAAGACCGCCTCAGGCGCGGTCGAGACGGACGGACGGCCGGCGTCGGAAGAGGGCCGCGTCGCTAGACAGATGGGCGGCCCGTTGTCCTCGCCGCTGGCGGGCGGCATGGGCGGCCAGGGCCGCTTGGGCTTCACCTTCCCCGGCAACCGCTCGCAGATGATCGGACTCGCCGACGGCGGACGGGCCAAGGCGCGTGAGCGCTACGGCCACCCGGAGGGCTGCAGCTGCCCGTCCTGTCGCAAGGGCAAGGCGGACGGCGGCCCGGTGGGCGACGCGGCCGACTACGTGAAAGAACAAGAGGCTGGCCTCAGGCGCGAGGCGTCTGATCGTGCGACGGCGCGCGCGGCGGACGACGCGCCAGCTGCAGCTGCGCCCGCGCCGGCAGCCCCGCCCCGCTACAACCGCGACGCCGTGCAGTCGGCGATCGATCAGTCCAACCGCCGCGGCCCGAAGATCGGCGGCAAGGAGGCGCGGATGATCCACGCCGTCCTGAAGGGCCACCAGCGCGACGACAAGGCCAAGGGCGGCGAGGTTGAGAAGGCCAATGGCGGCGAAGTCGATCGTCCCGGCGGGGTGTTGGGCCACTACGCCGATGAGAGCGGGCGCCACTGGCTGCACACCACGCCCAGGTCCGTCTCACCTTCCAGCGACCCGAGCGTCATCCGCGCCGGAGGCCGACCGCACTACGGCCCCTACGCTTCGAAGGCGGAGGCGCTGAAAGCGGCGCCTGCGATCGGCGACAGTGTCCGTCCCTCCTATGGTCTGCCGTATGGACCCGAAGACCACCCGCAGAAGACCGAGCGGATCGTCGGACGCGCCAGCGGCGGCAAGGCGGGCAAGGGCAAGGTGGCGGTCAACATCGTCATCGCGCCAGGTGGTCTGCATCACCCGCAGGGCGGCCAGCCGCCAGGGCCGATGGGTCCGCCGCCTGGCCCGCCACGGCCTCCCCCCGGCATGCCCATGCCGATGCCGGCCGCCGGGCCCCCCGGCGCGCCTGCGCCGATGGCGATGCCGATCCCCATGCCTGCCGCTGGGCCGCCTGGAGGCATGCCGCCGCCGGGCATGCCGCCGCCCGGCATGATGCCTCCGCGCGCCAGCGGCGGCCGGGCGCCGCACGCCGACGAGCCCCAGGATGAGAAGCTGATCAGGAAGGCGGTCAAGGCCTCCGCCCTGAAGAAGGGCGATGACGACTGATGGCGTCGGCCCCCCAGCTGGAAGCGAAACTCAGGGAGATCGTCGCGGCTGAACGCGACGAGATGGTTGCCGGTCTCACCGACGGTGGCCCCCAGGACTACGCCGCCTACCGGGAACAGGTCGGTTACATCCGCGCGCTCGATCAGTTCACCGAGTGGTGCGCCCAGGCGGAAAAAGAATTGGACGAGAGGTGAAGCATGCCAGCGACGGCTTATACGCACACGGAAGACCCCAGGGAAAAGCTGCTGACGGCGGTCGGCGACATCTCCGGCGCGGAGATCTTTCACAACCAAGTACTGGTGGCGGTCTACATCGCGCCAGAAAAGACCAAAGGGGGCATCATCCGCCCCCAGACGAACATCGATGAGGACCGCTACCAGGGCAAGGTCGGGCTGATCCTGAAGTGTGCGCCGCGCGCCTTCGAACCGGACCCCAAGTGGCAGTGGCCGGAGGACATCGGCGTCGGCGATTGGGTGTTCTACCGGATCTCCGACACCACGGCGGCGACCCTCAACGGCCAAGCCTGCCGGCTGATCGATGACGTCGACATCAAAGGGCGCCTCGACCACCCGGACATGGTTTGGTAGCGCCTTAGGGAGTGATGAGCATGGCCGATCCCCTCGATCTGGTGCTCGAAGAGCTTCAAAACGAGCCTCTACCGACCTCGACGCGCGACCGAACGGCTCAGGAGAGCCACGAGGACGATATCGAGGTCACTTATGCGGACGAAGACGGGCAAGCCGCGCCGTCTGAGCGCCAAGAACGCGAAAAACCGCGTGAAACCCGCGAAATTGAGCCCCAGGAAGGCATCGAGGAGCTTCGAGCGCGCCTCCAGGCGTCCGATACGGCGCGCCGGCAGGCCGAGGAGCGCGCCAACACCGCTGAACAGGCCCGTGCGCAGGCCACGGGCGCCACCCAGGACGCCAACGTCCAGTTCCTGACCACCGCACTGGAGGGCGTCAAGCAGACGCTGGGCGTCCTTCAGGTGAACCTCGCCGAAGCCTACGCGACGCAGGACTTCAACCAGGCCGCCCAGATCCAGACGGAGATCTCCCGCACCACGCAGCGTGAAACCCTCATCGAGAACGGCCTGGAGCAGCTGAAGAGCGCGCCGCGCGAGCAGCCGAGGGCGCCGCCGCCGCCGGTCGATGAGGTCGAGGCGGTCGCCGGCCGGCTGACCCCGAACGCCGCCGCCTGGATCCGCGCGCACCCCAACTACGTCACCGATCCGCGCCTCAACCAGCGGCTGATGAGCGCCCATCACGCCGCGATGGCGGACGGCCTCCCGGCCGACAGTCCCGAGTACATCGCCTACGTCGAACGCACGCTGGGGGTCGCGGGGCAGTCGTCTCCCCGACCCGGTTTTATTGAAGAGAGGACTCCTGTGGCAGAAACTCGCCATGCCGCCCCGCCCGCTGCTCCGGTCAGCCGGGGCGCCAACGGTAGCGCCAACCCCACCCGCGTCACCCTGACCCGCGAACAGCAGGAGGTGGCCCACAACAATTTCCCCGAGGAGATGAAAGCCGATCCCTCGGGCCGGAAGGCTGAGCAGGCGTACGCCCGCAACATGCTGATCCTTCGGCGAGAGGGGAGGATGCACTGATGCCCCGCGTCAACGGCCCAGGAGGCCGCTTCGTCCAGGCGGACGCCGAGGCGAGCGATGTCGAGGCCCTGGCCTCTGAATTTCAGCGGTCGGAGGAGTTGCGCCCGGACGG